CTTCTCCCGGCTTACCTGTCCCGCGCCAACTCGTTTGGCACCAACGCGGAGCTCGTGCTTAACACGGGTTCTTCGACGACCGGTGACAGCAAGATGGGCGTCTTCATCAACAACGTGACGACTTCACTGCCGTTCCGTGTGGTTGATGTGGTGCCTGAGTCGGCCAACAGCAGCGGCAACTTCGTCGAGTTCATCGTGAAGTTCAACGCTGGCTACCACGCGTATAACAACGCGTCGGGCACCTAACAGGAGTTCTAAGAAATGGCTATTTCACGTGCACAACTTCTTAAGGAGCTGCTGCCCGGATTGAACGCCCTGTTCGGTCTGGAGTACAAGCAGTATGGTGAGGAGCACAAGGAGATCTACGAAACTGAGACCTCCGAGCGTTCCTTCGAAGAGGAAACGAAGCTGAGCGGATTCTCCGCTGCCCCGGTTAAGCCCGAGGGTCAGGCCATTGCGTATGACAACGCGCAGGAAGCTTGGACGGCTCGTTACAACCACGAGACGATTGCTCTCGGCTTCTCCATCACGGAAGAGGCTGTGGAAGACAATCTGTACGACTCGCTCAGCAAGCGCTATACGAAGGCTCTTGCCCGCGCCATGGCGTACACGAAGCAGGTTAAGGCTGCTGCGGTGCTGAACAATGCGTTCTCGTCCACCTATACCGGTGGCGACGGCGTGTCGCTCTGCAATGCCAGCCACCCGCTCGTCTCGGGCGGTACCAACAGCAACCGTCTGACCGCTGCCGACCTCAACGAGACTTCGCTTGAGGCTGCGGTGATTCAGATTGCTCTGTGGACCGACGAACGCGGTCTGCTCATTGCTGCGAAGCCGCGTAAGCTCATCGTCCCCCCGCCTCTGATGTTCGTCGCCAAGCGACTTCTCGACACGGAACTCCGTGTTGCGACCGCTGACAACGACATCAACGCCCTCAAGGCGATGGGTTCGATTCCGGAAGGTTATACGGTCAACCACTTCCTGACTGATACGAACGCTTGGTTCTTGAAGACCGACGTTCCGAACGGCATGAAGCACTTTGTCCGTACCCCGCTTGCGAACAGCATGGACGGGGATTTCGATACCGGCAACGTCCGCTACAAGAGCCGCGAGCGTTATAGCTTCGGCTGGTCGGATCCGCTGGGTATCTTCGGTTCGCCGGGCGCGTCCTGATGAACTAGGTGAGGGGGGCTTCGGCCCCCCTTCCCTTTTGGGAAACCTAGGCGTATATAGTCGTTATCGGGAAACATCGCTTATCAGACAGGCCCGACTGACGACATGCAGACTGATAAGCACCGTTATTACTCGCATGTGAGGTATTTTTAATGGCTAACACCACGTTTACGGGGCCGGTTCGGTCCCAGAATGGCTTCCAGTCGATCAGCATCAACAGCACTTCTGGAGCCGTCACCGTCAACTCTTCGTTTGGTACGGACGTTGTTCTTGGCACGCAGTCCCTCTCGGGTGCTGGTGCGGTTGACGTCACCAACGCTTTCACTTCGCTTACCACGTCTGGCGTGGCGCAGGCTCTGACGCTTGCCAACGGTTCGGTAGGTGAGGTCAAGATCATCGTCCACACGGTTGACGGTGGCTCGGCTCTGTTGACCCCGACCACGAAGATCGGTTTCAGCACGGTCACGTTTACGGCGGTTGGCGATTCGGTCACGCTGATCTACACGGCTGCTGGTTGGGCGATCCTTGCTTCGCGTGGCGTAACCATCGCTTAATAGGAGCCGCTAATGGCTATGCAAACAGATGTCTTAGCCAGCGGTGTCAGAACGACTGACGGGCTTTTGCAGGACCAAGCCGGGAATGATCTCGGGCGCAATCGTGTAAAAGCCGTTTATATCGTTCCTGCGGCTGGCGCGGGCAGCGTGGTGTTTAGGGACGGAGGTGCTTCTGGCACGGTCCGTATGACCATCAATACGCTTGCTTCGTCCACGGCACCTAACTATGTCCTGCTCCCCGGAGAAGGCTTAGTTTTCCAGACCAATATCTACGTCGATGTGACGACTATCGGTTCTGTGATGGTGTTCTATGCCTAAGTCACCCGCTTGGCAGCGGAAAGAAGGGAAAAATCCTGCTGGCGGCTTAAATGCCAAAGGCAGGGCTTCCTATAACCGTGCAAACCCCGGTAAGCCGGGTCTTAAGGCCCCGCAGCCTGAAGGCGGTCCTCGTAAGAAATCGTTCTGTGCCCGGATGACGGGCATGAAGCGCAAGCTCACGAGTGCTAAGACGGCCAATGACCCGAACAGCCGGATTAACAAGTCTCTTCGCGCATGGAAGTGTTGAGATGGAAATGGTCATTTGGAACATGGTTCTT